CTTCGCATCCAGCGCAGCCAGACGGGCACGCAGTTCTCTTTGTTCACGCTTGCTCTCCTCGATTGCTGCTGCCCGCAGCGCATCCATTTCTTCGGCGTCGATCCGCCGTGCGGTGCCCTCCCAGATCGAGCGCGCCCGTCGCTGGGTGAACTCCTTCTGGACAAAGCGATTGATGAATTTGCTGGCTTCGAAAAAGACGTTGTCCAGCTTGCCGTAACGGCCAAGGGGGAAAGCCCCTCTCAGTAAGTCTCGTGCCTCTAAAACGTCCGCGCTCATGTCGCCGCCTTCATTGAGAATTTTTTCCTTGGGGCGAGACCCCAAGCCCTTGTTGTCGGTTCCCAACACCTTGTCGTTCTCCTGTGAGATCACTGGTCCCGTTGAAGGAGACGCCACGTGATGCACACAGGCATTTCATCCGATGGAGAGGACGGCGCCGTTGGCGCGGCTGCCGGTCCATCCAAAATTCTCGAGTTTCGCGGAGCCAGACCGCCGCACGATTTTGGCTCTGCTGCCGGTGACGACTCCCCATCGTCGCCGGCCATTCCTTTGGGTTCCGCAGTGCAAGCCGTCGTGATGAGGCTTTCGAACAAGCGGATCCGCATAAGGGTTGAGAGCCACGGCCAGAGGGAGGAGGACGACCGTGGCTCTCGCTGATCGCGAGAGGGAGGAGGAGAACCCGCGATCAATCCTTGAAGACCGAGCGGCGGTGATCGGACAGGATCGCCGTCGCGATTTCGTCGTCGGTCATGGCGTGGAAATTCTTCTGGGCCGTCTCCCGCCGGAACTGCGCTTCGCAGAACCAGGCCACACCAGCGAGAAGCGGAAAGGCGGAAGCCAATGTCGCGGCGAACAAGATTTGAATGGCAACCATGCTGCTCTCCTTCTGGTGAAATTCGTGCGGGGCGGCCGGCGCTCGACGTCGAGCATGACGGCTCGGTCGAACTGCTCTTCGGGAAGCGGGACGCCTGTCGCGATCTCGACCGCGTAGACCTCTGCCCTGCTCGTCTCGATGTCGTGCTGATGCTCGACGGCGTGGAGGTTCATGCGAGCTCCTCCTGCTCGCGCATCGCCTTGGTGCAGGTGTGGCAATGAGTTCTTCCAACACCCGCGCACATCTCTGGACGCTGGCAATGTGGGCGCAGCGGAGACGGCGGCTTGGTGAGGAAGGAAGGGACGACGGTTCCGCTCTCGGTACCGACAACTGTCACGACGCTCTCCTCGGCTTCTCCCACCGAGCCCCTGCCGTTTGGTTGGGCGTCTACAGACGCTGGTCGCGCTGTGTCGGACTTACCGGAGAGGCTTTCGCCAAGTCCTGTGCCTTCACCGTCCTGCGCTGGGACTTCGTTTGCCTCTTCAGGCGAATTCGGGTGCCCATTCACGTCCGGGCCAGACGGTTCGAGGTCGGGAGTGCTCCCTTGAGCCAGTTCTTCCCCTTGGTTGGCGCCTCCTTCGTTCGTTGCGATCTCGGTGTGTTTGGTGACGATGTCGAGGCCGGCGTCGGAGCGCGGGGCGTCGTCGAGGAACTCGCCGGTCGTCGGATCGATGCGCTCTTCGCGCTCAATCATGATGTCGACTGCGGTCAACAATGCCGCCCTGCCCGCTTGGGTCTGCATAGCGGTCGCGACAGTCGCAACGAGCTTAGGGCTCGTCTCCGGCTCGGGTTCGTCGAACATGTCCATCTGGATCATGCCGAGTGCCTGGAGATATGTGTCGAGGATAGCTTCCTGCTCGGCGCGGACGTCCGCATCGATCTTTCGGATCGAGATGACCTTGCGCAGGATCTTCGTATCGAAGCCCATGGACTTGGCTTCGCCGTAGACGTCCTTGATGTCGTCGGCGAGCGTCTTCTTTTCCTCTTCGAGGCGCTCAATGCGCTCGATGAAGGCGCGGAGTTGGTCGCGCGCAACGATATGGGTGTCGGACATCTAAGCCGCCTCCGCCTTGGATTTTTCGAGTTCGAGGATTTCCAGAGCCATCTGACGGGTGGTGTCGTTCAAAGCGAAGTACTCGCCGAACAGCCGCCACGCGCCGAACTGGACGTGGCACCACCGCTCCATCGGATATGTGGCCGGGAACGAGCCGATCAGTTCGGCACGCTCACCGCGCTGATACGAGAGCGCATCCATGCGACGCAGAACGTCGCGGGAAATGCCAATCTTCAACAGGCCCGACGTAGGGAACGCGGCGAAGTACACGGAGCATCCTTCTGCTCGCTGCTTTTCGTCGCGAACCTTCATGCCGAGCGTGGTTTTGCAGATGCCTGCCCTCGCCGCTTCGGCGTAGATGTCGCGGATGTCGTCGCCGATAACGTCCTGCTCTTCCTTGAGGCGCAGAATGCTATCGATGAACGCTTTGATCTGACCTTCGGCGCTCATGCCGTCACCCCTTCGATAGGGCGCGCGCCGAAGATGTCGGGCCGCAGCAAATGCCGCGAAACTCCCGTGATCCTTTCCACTTCCAGAACCCGTGTCGGGGGGACCTTGTCCCACTGCAACACAGCGGAAGGCGTGATCTTAAGCCGACGCGCCAGTTCGCTGGCGCTGCCTGCCTGCTTGAAAACCAGTGTGAGTGGGAGAGGTTCTGTGCTCATACCGAATTATAAGCACAACTAGAAAATCTCTTCAAGCAAAACTTTTATAGACGATATGAGGCTTGATCACTCACATGCTGGCCATGGATACGAAGGAAAAAGCCAAGATCGTGGGAGCAGCAATCAAGCAGGCGCGAAAGCAGCGCGGGCTTGTAATGCGACAACTTGCCGAGCACCTCGGCGTGCATGTGGCGGCGATCGGGAATTACGAGAGCGGCAAAAACCTGCCATCGACCGAGAATCTCATTGCGCTTTCCGATTTCCTTCGCGTCGATCAGGGCGCCCTTAGCCATGGCGAAGTGGTCAGCCTAACAGATGAGCCACTCGCCGACGCCGAGCGCGTGACCGACCCTGCCCCGCCGCCTACTGGCCCAATGGATATTGAGGTCCTGGGCACCACTGCCGGTGGCGACGATGGCGATTTCAGGTTCAATGGCGAACGCCAAGGTTTCGTTCGCCGACCGCCTGGCCTGACAGGCGTCGCCAAGGCTTTCGCGCTTCATACGATCAGCGACAGCATGATCCCGCGCTACTTCCCCGGCGAGCTCATCTACGTCGGCGGCCGGGAACCAGTGCCTGGCGATCACATCGTGATCGAGCTTTTCCCTGAGAATGAGGGCGACGTCGGTAAATCCTACATCAAGTACTTCGTTCGACGGACGGCCTCAGAAGTCATCGTCAGCCAGTACAACCCACCGAAGGAACTGACGTTCAACCGGTACGCCGTAAAGGCGCTATGGCGCGTGATACCTCTGGCAGAACTTCTCGGCTATTGAGGACGTGAGCCTCTGCCCGAACGCGCGCGCGCTCGCTCACAAATAAGGCCTGAACGGAAATGCTCTTGCCGGGCAGCCCGTCTTCCTGACACGCCGAGCAAGTAAGCCGGGCTGACAGCTTCGCCAATGGCGTGCCTGGGAAGACACCAGGGAAGCGCATCAACTGCCCGGCTTGCCACCAGCGCGACCTCCCACAATCTGAACACTCAACAGATACGGACGCCACTTCTCCCAAGAGTGGCTCGCGCGTCGGCAGCCCCATTCCCTTCTCCTATGTTCACTATTCGTTCTCAAACATTGATTCTTTTCATGAAAGAGTCGAGAGGCGTTTTCTAGTTTTGCTTTAAAGTTTTGCTTGAATGCATTTTCTAGCTATGCTTATATCTCATTACAGCAAGGCGCTGGATGAGGAACGAAGCAAATGGCGATGGTCACCCGATACAGCATCCAAGACGAGGTTGGCCGGTTCCTGACGATCGACGGCTTCTTTGCCTACGACGACGCCGATGCAGTCGAGTTCAGGGACGAAGACGAGGCCTACGAAGAGTTGGCCACGAACCCGGAATGCCGCGGCTGCACGGTCGAGACGTACCAGCGCCTCTCCGATTTTCCCGATTTCACCGCAACGCCCTCGATCGAGAAGGAGGCCGCGTAATGTCCTTCAAGCCCCGCCGCGTGAAGCTGCACGAACTTTACCGAGAGATTGAAGCCCTTGGCGGCGGATCGTTCTCCGCAGAAGACGAGGCCTACAACCGGGCCATCCTCGATGCCTGCGCGATCCTTCGCGCCTCTGGCTTCGGCGAAGGCTCCTATGTCGACCAGCCTGAATACGACAACCGCGCCAGCCTCGCCCGTCGCGAGTTCGCGCCCAGCGTTGGAGCAACGCTGTGAGCGGCGTCGAAAAAATCACCGTGGACGAGTTTCGCGCCCGCCTGGATGCGCAGGGCGTATCGGGTCGCACACACAAGGCCTTTAAGTGCCCGATGTGCGGGACCGTGCAGTCGATGCAGACGCTGATTGACGCTGGCGCTGGTCCCGACGAAGCGAGCGCCGAGAAATACATCGGCTTCTCTTGCGTTGGACGGTTTACCGGCGCTGGTTCGCCCCGCAAGGAACCTGACGGCAAACCCTGCAATTGGACGCTCGGCGGCCTCTTCCGGCTTCACAAGCTCGAAGTACAGACGCCAGACGGCGAATACCACCCGCACTTTGAGGTAGCCACTCCCGATGAGGCTGTGGCGCTCGAAAAGGCAGGTGCGCGATGACCCGCCCTATCCAATACGCCTGCGACCCGGCAGCCCGGTATTGCGAGTGCGGCCACTGTGCCCTTCCGCCGGCGCGTAACATCGACCTCGACGAGCTCGCCGAGTTCAACCGCGCCACCTACGGCGCGGCCACCTTCATCATCCTCCTCGCCGCCCTCCTCGCCTTCATGGCGATCGGCTTTGCGAACACCGAGGAGATCCACCGCAAAATCGTAGCTGAAAGGGCTGTCTGACATGACCGCAGAAACAAGCATTTGGACTTGGTGGCAGAACGCACTGGTCGGAAACGTCGGCCCGATGCACGAGGGTCAGCCTGAACAGGGCTATTACCGCACGCGCTTCAAGGGCGGCCAGTGGGAACCGGTGGCTATCTGGCTCGACAAGGCCGGCGCCTGGCTGGCGATGCGCGGCGAGCGCATGGTCGACGCTGGCGACGCTTGGAACTTCTGCCGCACGCACCCGGTCAGCTACGAAGCCTATCAAAAGGCGATCGAGGGCGCCGGCTGGGATGACGAGCCGCCGGCGCCCGCCGCCGGCCACAATCTTCCGGCTGATCCGTTCGAAGCACTGAAGCTCGAATTTCTGTCCGAAAAAGAGCAAGCCGAGGCGTTCATGAAGACGCCGATCAAGACCCAGGACCAAGCCGACAAGGCGGCGATCTGGTCGAAGCGGCTGACCGCCATCAAAACGAAGGCCGAGAGCCTGCACAAGGTCGAGAAGCAACCGCACCTCGACGCTGGCCGCTCGGTCGACAACAAGTGGCGCTCTCTCAAGGAAGATCCGGACACGCTCGCCAAGAAGCTGAAGGCGCACGTCACGCCGTTCCTGCAGGAGCAGCAGCGCCTTGAATACGAGCGCCAGCAGCGCGAGCGCGACGAAGCCGAACGCAAGCGTCGCGAGGCTGAAGCACTCGCCGCCCAGGCAGACGTCAGCGACACCGCCGCGCAGGCCGAGGCAGAACGCCTGCAGCAAGAAGCCAACCAGCAGGAACAGGCGGCTCAGGCCCAGAAGGCGCAGGCCGGCCGCACTGGCGCCCGCGTCTCGCTCCGGACCTTCGTCTCGGCTCGCATCGTCGACTACGACAAGGCCATCAAGGCCTTGAGCAACCATCCCGAAATGAAAGCGCTCGTCGAGACGCTCGCCAACCGCGCGATCCGCGCCGGCGTCGAGCTTGATGGTGTTGAGCGCTTCGAAGAGCAAAGGGCTGCCTAATGACCGACGCAACCACCATTTCGCTCGCCGTCGCTGCCGTGAAGTTCAAGTGGCAGAAGGACGAGAAGACCTACGACTACTTCATCCCCGAGGGCCTAGTGGTCAACGTCGGCGACAAGGTCGTCGTCGAGACGGCCCGCGGCGAAACCACCGTCGAGGTCATGGCGATCAAGCCGGAATCCGAGCTGGCGCAGAAGAAGATCGTCCGCGTCGTCGAGCCGGAAGCTGTTGAAGGAGAAGGCGCATGAACGCCCATATCCCAGCCCTCACCGCCGGCGGCCAGGTCATGGCTATCGTCCCCCAGACCTTCGAGGAGACGTTGCGCGTCGCGCGCGCTGTCGTCGCTTCCGGATTGGCGCCGTCGGCGCTGGTCGGCAAGCTCACCGGCGATGATGCGGCGGCAGCCGTCGCGGTCGCCATCATGTCGGGCGCCGAGCTCGGCCTGAAGCCCATGGTCAGCCTTCGCAGCTTCACCGTCATCAACGGCAAGCCGGCGCTTTACGGCGACGGCCTGATCAACGTCGTCCGTATGTCCGGCAAGGTCGCCTATCTCCGAACCGGATGTGAGGAACGGAATGGCAAGATGGTTGGCTTCTGCGAGGCTAAGCGTCTCGACACCAGCGAAGACAAGCGAGTGGAGTTCTCACAGGTAGACGCGGAGCGTGCCGGCCTTTGGCAGACCGAGGCCATCGTCACCAAGTGGAACAAGTGGGACAAGAAGAACGAGCAGAAGCCGAACGATAGCCCGTGGTATCGCTTCCCTCAGCGCATGCTGGCATGGCGCGCCGCTGGCTACTGCCTGCGCGAACTGTTCGGCGATGTCCTCGGCGGCATCCGTGACGAGTTCGAAGTTCGCGAGATCGACGAAGTCGAGACGATGCGGGATATCACGCCAGAGAAGCCGGCTTTGCCGCCGAAGCCCCCGGCCCCTCCTGCCCCGCCAGCCAAGGCTGCAGAGACGGTCGAAGTCGCTCCGGTCACCGAGTCGACCGAACTCGAATTCAACCTTGGCGACTTCCTCGAGCAGATCGAAACCGGCCTTGCCGGCGCGAAGGACGACGTTGAGGTCGAGGAGATCTGGAACGACTTCGACGCGCCGGCCGTGCTCGAAACGAACGGCCACGCCGACATGATCGATACGGCCTTCGCCATCCGCGATCGTCGCCTCGCTCAACTCGCACCGTTGAACGGGGGCTGAGATGGGCCGCGCGCTTCTGGTTCTGGCGAACGAAACGTTCCGCCGCAAGGCAATCGACTGGATCATGCGTGCGCCAGTCGACACGCGCGTCGAGTTCAAGGGACCGAAGCGCACGACGCCGCAGAACGATCGCATGTGGGCGATGCTCACCGACCTGTCGCTGCAACTTGCCTGGCACGGCCAGCAACTCACCCCCGAGGATTGGAAACTGGTCATGCTGGACGCGCTGCGCCGCGAGAAACACGACCAGCTTCGCCTCGTGCCGAATACCGACGGGACCGGTTTTGTCCCCCTCGGCACCTCTTCATCCGATCTGTCCAAGGAAGAGATGACCGATCTCATCGAGATCATCTTCGCCTTTGGAGCCCGTCACCACGTCATTTGGTCCGAACCGAAATCGAAGGCAGCAGCATGACCGACGATGCCACCAAATTCGATGCTACCGAAGCAACACGCAAACGCCTCCCGACGGTGGCGAGCATCATCGATGACTTTGCCTTCGCTCAGGCGAACGAGTTCATCAGCGCTGGGCAAAGCGAACGTGAGGCCACGTCTATCGTGGCCAACATGCTGATCCGGTCCGCTTGGTCCGTTGCAGCCATCGGCGTCCTTTCCGTTGGCGGAGAGCCTGACAAGGAGAAATTCCGGGCGACCGTCGAAGCTCAGTTGGAGGCGATCACCTTCAAACCAAAGGCCGGTGACGAAGGCGGTGCAGCATGAAGAACCCGAACCCCATCAACCTCCAGACCAGCGAGGAAGTCCACCAGGCTGGTTGGCAGGCCGAAACCCGCGATGCTGACGGCCATCTATGCCGTTGCCACGCCCCGTTCGACAACGACGAGGATATCGTCTGGCTGGTTCGCGAGGCTCTTGAGCACGGCGAGACGGTAACGATCTGGCCGGCGAAAGGCGGTGCAGCATGAAAGCCCTTCTCCGCTCCCTCCGCACCTGGTGGTTCCTAAGAACCATCGACCGCCGGCTCTATCAAGCACACCCGCAGCTTCGCGAGCGCCATGAAGCCATCAAGGCCGCGCGCCGCGCCCACAAGCCGACAAAGCAAATCGTCAACGAGCAACAGCAGGACATGCTGCGCCTTCTCCGGGAGAACATGTGACCATGGCTGAGAATTCCGCAATCTCCTGGACCACCCACACATGGAATCCTTGGATGGGCTGCACCAAGGTCAGCCCGGCATGCGACGGCTGCTACGCCGAAGCACTGATGGACAAGCGCTACAACAAGGTCCAATGGGGCAACCATCCGCGCCAGCGCACCGGCGCCCATACGTGGAACGATCCGCGTCGCTGGCAGCGCCAGGCCGAGAAGGACGGCAGCCGTCCCTTCGTCTTTTGCGCCAGCCTTGCCGACATCTTCGACAACCAGGTCCCGGTCGAGTGGCGCGCCGACGCATTCAACGTCATGCGCGAGACCCCGCGCCTCGTCTATCTGCTCCTGACGAAGCGGCCGCAGAACATCGTCAAGTTTGCGGACGCGGCCGGTGGTCTGCCGGCGAACGCCGCGATCGGTACGACCTGCGAGGACCAGCCGCGGGCCGACAAGAACCTGGTGGCACTTCGTGTCGCTAAGATCGAGCTGCAGCCGCTTTTCACATTCGGCTCATTCGAGCCCTTGCTTGGTCTCATCACCGTCCCGCCGGGGTTCATGCCGGATTGGGTCATCACCGGCGGCGAGACCGACCAGGGAGGGCATAAAGCTCGCGTCACAGAGCTAGCCTGGACGCGCGCCCTGCGAGATCAGGCGATCGCCGCCGGCAAAGCCTACCACCACAAGCAGAATGGCGAGTGGCTTGCATGGGGGCAGGCACTCGAAGACGAGACCACCAACCTGCTTTCGTTCGGGAAGGACCCGACGCGCTACCAGACGATCAACGGCGAGATCTATAGCCGCGTCGGCAAGAAGCTTTCCGGTCGTTTCCTCGATGGGATGACCCACGACGCCTTCCCGGAGGTCGCAGCATGACGACGGCACCCAAGACCCTTGACCAGATCTGCGACGAGGCCTCCGCCCGAATCCTCCCCGAGGACAAGCCAGGCGTCGACCTCAAGGCGCTGATTAAGAAGCTGCAGCGCGTGAAAGGGGGAGAGTGATGGCCTTCGGCTACTTCTTCGTCCTCCGCATCAACCAAGAAAAGATCACGGTTCGCGGCGACGGCTATGTCTCACGCGATCGGGCCAACCGAGCCTTCGCCATTGCCCTGAACGATTGCGGATATCGCGCTCCCCGTTTCTGGCAGTTCTGGAGATGGGGAGAGCAGAAGCCGAGCCGAGACGTTCTCTCGCTCATGCGCCGGGAAAGGGGATCTCTATGAGAGCGGTTCCTGAATGGATCGGAAAGACCGACGACACCCCGCCTCCGTCTCGCGTCAAGGATCGCATCCGCGCGCGCCAGGGAAACATCTGCGCTCTGTCTGGCTTGCCGCTCGGTTCCGATGACGTCGTCCAGTACGACCATATCGTCCCGCTCTGGCTCGGTGGCCGCAACTCGGAAAGCAACCTGCAGGCCGTCACGTCGGAATCCCACAAGCGGAAGACGGCGGCCGAGGCCAAGGTCCGGGCGAAGTGCAACCGGACCCGCAAGAAGCACCTGGGCATCGCCAAGCCGAAATCCAGCCTGTCCCACCCGCGTTTCAAGCGATGCATGGACGGTACGGTCGTTGACCGCAGAACGGGAGAAGTCATTCGATGAGCGTGAGTAAGGAAGCAATCGAGGCCGGTCTCCGTATCACGCTATCGAGCGTGAACATGCCAGCCGGTGAATGCCTTCACGAGACCGATGTTCGAGAAATCCTCGAAGCCGCCCTCCCGTTTCTCCCCATTGCAGGAGAGGCGCCGGAAGGCTGGCAGTTGGTTCCGAAAGAGCCGACGGTTGCCATGCGCATGCCGTGGAAGACGATGCGCGGGGATGCCTGGTACGACAAGTACAAAGCCATGCTCGCAGCGGCTCCCGCTCCTCCCTCCTCCCCCGGCAAGGACGGCGGGCAGGAGGTGGAGACCCTTGACGCTCGGATGAAGGCCGCCGGCATGTATACCGTCGCGGAAATGATGGGCATCACGCCGCTGACGCACTGGAACGTGCACTCCGGCATGAACAATCTCGACTTCTTCGGCGAATGGCTCGACCGGAAGGTCTCCGAGTACCTGCGCATGAAGGCAGGCTATGAACTCGGCGACAAGGACAAGGGCGACGAGCTTTATGAATGGGTGCTGGCACATGCCGGCGCGTTCTCGACAATCCGTGAGAACTTCAGGGCCGCCCGCGAAGGCGACACCCAGCCCGCCAGTACGGCGCTGGTCGAGAGGCTGAAAGAGCGCGGCCAAGCGTTCGCCAATCAAGTCCGGCTCATCACGCACCTTCTGCATGGCCAGGCTTATTCAACCACCGTTGCGGAGTTGAATGCGTTCGACGCCGCCCTCTCCGCGTCCCAGTCCACCAGCATGGAGGGGGAGAAGTGACCGACAAGCCAGTCGCAGCGCTCCTGCGCGAGAACCAATTTCTTCGGGACGTCGCGGAAAAAGCGATCCGCCTGCGCCGTGTTGGCATGATCCTCGACGACCTCGACGAGGTGCAGGAGCGTCTGATCAAGGAAACGGGCGGCGTCATGTCCCGCTCCGGCACCTCGCGCATGATGGCAGAGATCGCCTTCAAGACCGCCCTCGATGACTTTGATCAGGCCGTTCTGCGCGCAACGGAGGCGCACATGGAATGGGCCAAGGAAACGGAGGTGCGGTCGTGACAACATCCTTGCTACTCGACAGCGAGCAAGCTGCCGAACTCCTCAACGTTTCCACCCGGACCTTGCGTGAATTCGTGAAGGCTGGCGATATAGCCTATGTGCCGCTAGGCGCCGGCAGGTCGAAACCGCGTCTCGGCTTCACCATGGACGACATAAACGAATTCATAAAAAGCCGGAGAACACGCGAGTGTCCGTCTACAAGCCAAAGAACACCCCGTACTACCACTTCGACTTCCAGGTCGCAGGTGTACGATATTATGGCTCTACGGAAACAGCGAACCGACGCGAAGCAGAAGCCCGCGAGAAGGTAGAGAAGGACAAGGCCAAGGCGGCTGCAAAGGCCGCCAAGCACGCCAACGGCGCCGGCCCCCTCACCCTTGGCATTGCCACCGCCCGATACTGGACCGAGATCGGCCAGCACCACGCCAACAGCGACACCACATGGACCGACATCAACCGCCTCGTCGACTACTTCGGGGCGGCGAAGCTCATGTCCGCGATCGGCGATGACGATATCGCCAAGCTCGTCCAATGGCGCCGAGCCCAAACGGCATGGGGCAAGGCAGAGACGAAGGACGGCGAGCCGATGCGGCTCGTGTCGGCCGCGACGGTCAATCGATCGACGACACTCGTCATCAAAAAGATTTTCACCCGGGCGAAGCGCACCTGGCGCTACGACCTCCCCCTCGAACCGAACTGGCGCGACCATTGGCTCAAGGAACCGGTCGAGCGCGTCCGCGAACTGAAGCAGACGGAGAGCTCGTCGCTCTACCTTGCCACGAGGGCCGACTATCAGCCCATCTTCGATTTCGTGCGCGCCACAGGCCTGCGCCTGCAAGAGTGCATCCTGAAATGGTCCGAGGTGGATTGGCAGACGGGATGGATCACAAAGCCGGGGAAGAATGACCGACCGGTGAGAACCGCGATCACGAGCGAGGTTCGGGAGATCCTGCTCCCGTTGCGCGGACATCATCACGAGTTCGTGTTCACGTATCAGGCGGCACGCCCTCGGGCTGCCGATGCTTCTTACAAGGGAGATGGGGAAGAGCGGAAGAAGGGCGACCGGTATCCGATCACCTATAGCGGGCTGAAGACCCAATGGAAGCGGATCCGCGGCAAGGCCGGCGTCGAAGATTTCCGATTCCATGATTTCCGCCATGATCTGGCGACCAAGCTTTTGCGCCAGACCGGGAACCTGAAGACAGTGCAAAAGGCACTCAGCCACCGCGATATCAAGACGACGACACGCTATGCGCACGTGCTCGACGAAGAAGTCGCGGGCGCTCTCGAATCGCTTTCGAAGAAGAGGAAGGCGCAAAGAAAGGCGAAGTGATCGGGCGAGCGAGTCGGCATCGCCCCGGTACAGTGCTCAGTTGAGCGGGTATTGCTCAAACGATATGCGCGTATCAGTCCACCCGCGGCGATGCACTTCGTCGGCGAGTTCGAACCAGATAGCGTTGTTGTTTCCTGCTAGCCAACTGGCCTCGGCGCACCAAAAAACCGCGGTGACGCATAGCTCGCGGAGGTCTTTGTCATCCATCTCTGCCAGGCTCAGATCATCATCCAT